GGCTGTATCCGGACTGGTGGGAAGGCCGCAGATTCGATACGCCGATTGATGCCTGGGCAGCCGGCGACACCGGCGAAACGGTCCGCGACATCATCCAGTTGAAGCTGCTGGGGCCGAAAGAAGATATCGGGACCGGGCTGATACCGCGGGAGTTGATCGGCGAGGTGAAATACCGGCCGAATTCGAATGGATCGGTCGATTACATCACCGTCAAGCATGTGTCGGGGCGCTGGAGCAAGTTGGCATTTAAGAGTTACGAGCAGGGCCGGGTGAATTTCCAGGGTACCGAAAAACATCTGGTTTGGCTGGACGAGGAAAGCAACGAAGGTATCCGCGCCGAATGCATGATGCGGCTGATGACCACCGGCGGCCTGTTGATCGAGACGTTCACGCCGCTGAAAGGGCTGACAGCGATCGTGCTGGGATACATCGGAGACGCCGGCCTGGATCAAGAGGACCGGGTACGCAAGAACGGTGAAAAGGCGTTCGTGATGGCTGGATGGGACGATGTGCCCCACTTGAGCCAGGCCGATAAGGACCGCCTGCTGGCCGAATGCGAACCGCACTTGCGTGACGCGCGGTCGAAGGGAATACCGAGTTTGGGCGCCGGCGCGATCTACCCGGTTGCCGAGGCGGACATCACGATCGACGATTTCGCAATACCAGACCACTGGCCGCGTGCTTACGGTCTGGACGTAGGGTGGAACCGGACAGCCGCCATTTGGGGCGCCAGGAACCCAGATACACAGCAGTGGGTGCTTTACAGCGAACACTACGTCGGGCAGGCCGAGCCAGTGATCCATGCGCGGGCGATTCAGTCCCGGGGCGATTGGATACCGGGGACGATCGATCCGGCGGCGCGCGGGCGAGGGCAACGGGACGGTGAGCAACTGCTGCAGGATTACATCGACCTGGGCCTGGATCTGACGCTGGCGAACAACGGGGTCGAGTCTGGCATTTATTCGGTCTGGACCGGCCTGTCGAGTGGACAGATCAAGGTGTTCAAGTCGCTGCGCAACTGGCTGGCTGAATACCGGATCTACCGGCGGGACGAAAAGGGGCACATCGTCAAGAAGAATGATCACTTGATGGATGGTACGAGATATTTGATTGCGACCGGCCCCGACATCATCAAGGTCAAGCCGGTCAAGCGGGAAAAGCCAGTCGGCCAGCGTAGGGCAAATGGTTGGATGGGTTCGTAGAAGCTTCACCTGTCGGGATGACAGCACAATCTCTTCGCGAGAAACCAAATTGAGTAAAGCACAAGAAAAACTGATCGAGACGGCCAAAAAGCGCTACAAGCTCGCCCTTGACAGGGACAGCAGCGACCGCGCAGACCGGCTCGACGACTTGCGCTTTTCGGTGCTGCTGGAGCAGTGGCCCGAAGACATCAAGAGCGAGCGCGAAAATGATCCGAACGGATCGCGCCCCTGCCTGGTGGTCGACAAGACCAACCAGTTTGTGCGGCAGATCGTCAACGACATCCGCCAGAACCGGCCGGCAATCAAGGTGCGCGCCGTCAACGATGACGCCGATCAGGATGTCGCGGAGATTATCGAAGGCTTGACCCGGCACATCGAAGACCAGAGCCGCGCCGATCAGGCATATGACTGGGCCGCCGAATCGGCTGTGCGCTGCGGCATCGGCTATTTCCGGGTTATCACCCAATACAACGGCATCGAATCGTTCGACCAAGACATCGTCATCCAGCGCGTGACCGACATCATGTCCGTGCTGCTGGATCCTGACAGCGTGGAACCGGACGGATCGGACGCGAAATGGGGCTTTATCACCACATCGTTTTCCAAGGATGAATTCGAGTCACAGTTTCCAGACGCTGAGCCGGTCGATTTCGAATGTGACAAGGATGTCGAGTGGTTTGGTGAAAAGCGCGTCATCGTCGCGGAATACTTCTACCTGGTGAAGAAGACCAGCAATCTCCTGTTTCTCGAAGACGGCACGGTTCAAGAAGAATCGGAGTATTGGCAGGAAATCAAGGACGGCGCGCCCAAGCAAAAGGTGCTCAAGAGCCGGCCCAGCACCACCAACGTGTGCATGTGGGCCAAGATGAACGGTAAGGAAGTGATGGAGGAAAAGGAATTTCCTTCGCGCTTCATCCCCATCATCCCGGTCATCGGCAACGAGGGCTTTGTCGACGGCAAACGCGTGCTGACGGGCATCATCCGGGCCGCCAAGGATGCGCAGCGCCTTTACAACTACGTGCGATCATCCTTCACCGAAGCGGTCGCCTTGGCCCCGAAAGCGCCGTTTATCGCGGCCGCTGGCCAGATCGATGACTATCCGGAATGGGAAGACGCCAACGCCAAGAATTACAGCGTATTGCGCTATAAGCCAATGGCGATCGGTGGCGTCAATGTCGGCGCGCCGCAGCGTCAGGCGCCCGCCGGCGTGCCAAGCGGTCTGGCGCAGGACATGGAAATCGCCGAGCATGACATTCAATCCGCGATCGGCATGTTCAAGGCGTCGCTCGGGCAGGAAAGCAATGAAAAGTCTGGTCGCGCGATCATGGCGCGCCAGAAAGAGGGCGACACCTCGACCTTCCACTTTTCCGACAATCTGGCGCGCTCGATATCGCATTGCGGCCGCATGATCGTTGAAATGATCCCGAAGATTTACGACACGCAGCGCACGCTGCGCATCATCGGCAAGGATGGCACGCCCGATTATGCCAAGGTCGATCCGGAACAAGACGATGCGGTCAGTGAGATGCAAGACCTCACCGGCGCCATGAAGAAGGTCTATAACCTGGGCGTCGGCCTCTACGATGTGACGGTCACGGTGGGCCCGAGCTACAACACGAAGCGCATGGAAGCGGCTGATGCGATGACACAGATCCTTCAGGGCAATCCTGACCTGATGAAGATCATCGGCGACCTGTATTTCAAATCGATGGACATGCCGTTCAGTGACGAGATTGCCGAGCGCATGAAAAAGCTGTTGCCGCCCGAGTTGCATGAGCAGCAGGACGGGCAGCCGCCGATTCCGCCGCAAATCCAGCAGCAGATGCAGCAGGCGCAGCAAATGATTCAGCAACTCGATCACGTTGTGCAGCAGATGCAGCAGGAAAACGATCAGCTCAAATTCCAGCAGCAAGCCAAGGTGGTCGAGAACCAGGGCAAGATCGCCGAAGCCCGCGTGCATCAGGAGTCTGAACTCGCGCGCGCCCTGGCCGATGTCGAAATTGCCAAGGCTGGCGCAATCGACCCAGCGCGCTTGAACGCCGCCGAGAGCATCTTGGCCTCGCTGATGGTCGATGTGCAGAACCAACAGGCCCAGCAATCACAGCCGCCGGCGCCCGCACCCGCGCCCGATCCGATGCAACAACAGAACATGATGCCGCCGCCGCAGATACAGCCCGGCATGCAAGGTTTGCCGCAAGGCCAATAGCCGCGCGTGATGCGCCGCCTTTTTCCCCAAGGCCGAAGTCGAGCCCTACGCTGGAACCGTATCGGTGCGGATCACCGAGCCGTTGACTGCCGGGAGGCAGCCAACTCCCTTAGTCGGAGCTTTAGATGAATATCCCTGCAACAGAAGCCCAAGCACCCGCAGTCGAAACACCTGAATTGGCACAGGTTAATGCCGAGCCCCAAGTCGGCGCTACGGAAGCGCTGGCTGGCGAAGAAATACCTCCGGCGGAGAAAACATTCACTCAAGCTGAGCTGGATGCAATCATCGAAAAGAAATCTGCAAAGCTGATTCGGCAACGGGATCAGGAGCGCGCACGTCGCGAAGTGTATGAGCAGCAATTGGCGAAAGCCACGCCGCCTCAACACGCCTCGGACGAGCCGCAACCGGAGCAGTTTCAAGACCCGCGGCAGTATGCGCGCGCCGTCGTTGAATTTGAGCGCCAGAAGGATGCGGTAACGCGTCAGGCACAAGAAACGCAGCGGCAGCAATCGAGTTCCCTGGCGAAACGCGATGATTTTGTCGCCGATCTGCAGGATATCGATGGTTTTGATATGGCGAAGTTTGGCAAGTTGCGTATCACCCCGGATATGGCCGATGTCATGGTCGACTCCGATGTCGGTACGAAGCTGGCGCAACACTTCCTGTCCAACCCTGACGAGGCGTCACGCATTGCCGACCTCTCGCCCGCACGTCAAGCAGCTGAAATCGGCAAGTTGGAAGCAAAGCTTTCGGCTGTCAGCACCAAAAAGCCAAGCAACGCCCCCGACCCAATCAATCCGGTCAACGGTAAGGGCAGTTCAGTCCCGACGAATCTTTACGACGCGAGACTGGGCAGCAACACCGAGGCATGGATCGAAGCAAGACGCGCACAACGGGCCGCGGCGGCGAAGCGTTAAACAAATCCGGACTGTCGGGATGACAGACCAATCCTTCAAGGAGCAGCACCGTGCCAAATACGCTTATCACCTCGTCCATTATCACCAATGGCACCCTCGAAGCGCTGCATAACAATTCGGCGTTCCTGGGCAGCATCAATACCGACTACGACGACCAGTTCGCCAAGGGCGGCGCCAAGGCCGGCGCAACGATCAACGTCCGTCGTCCTGTGCAATACACGGTTCGTTCCGGCAACGCGGCGAACCTGCAGGATGTGAATGAAACCATGGTGCCGCTGACGCTGCAGCCTGAGTTCGGTATCGACTGGGCATTCCAGGACTTCGACTTGTCGCTGTCGATCGACAAATTCAGTTCGCGTTATCTGGAACCGGCCGGTAAGCGCCTGGCGTCGGAAATCGACATGCGCATTGCGGCGCTCTACAAATCGGTATGGAACTTTGTCGGCACGCCCGGCACCACGCCCAACACCGCTCAGATCGCTCTCGATGCCGCCGTTCAGCTGGACAACAACTGCGCGCCGCGTGACGACATGCGCACCCTGGCGCTGACGCCTCTGGCCAATAGCAAGATGGTTGGCGGCATGGCTGGTTTCTTCAATGACCAGGCCACGGTCGGCAAGCAGTTCCGTACCGGCATGCTGCAAAGCTCGCTCGGCATGGACTTCCAGATGTCGCAAAACATGCCGGTGCATACGGTTGGCCCACTGGGCGGAACACCTGCGGTCAACGGCGCCAACCAGGGCCTGATCAATGCCGGCTCCACCGATAACCCATGGGCAGCCACCACTGCACTGGTCACCAACGGCTGGACCGCCGCTGCCGCGCTGCGCCTGAAGTTCGGCGATGTCTTCACGATTGCCGGTGTTTTCGCTGTCAATCCGGAGACCAAGCAGGCTACCGGTTTGCTGCAGCAGTTCGCCGTCACTGCGGACACCTCGTCCGATGGTGCAGGTAATGCGACGGTCACCATCGCCCCGGCGATCATTGCCGGCGGCGCCTACCAAAACGTGACTGTGCGTCCTGCCTCTGGCGCCCTGATCACTGTGCAGACCGGTACGGCCGCAACCGGCTACGGACAAAACATCCTGTTCCACAAGGATGCGTTCTCGTTCGTGACCGTCGACATGGAAGTGCCGAACGGCATGGATATGGCGAACCGTGCGGTTTATGGCGGCGTGTCCCTGCGCTTCGTCCGCGGCTTCGACATCCAGAACAACCAACGGATCTGCCGCT